GCGGCGGGCCGGGTGGTATGCGCGCAACAATCCTTGGGTCGCGGCGGCGGTGGACAGCCTGGTGGGCAATGTCGTCGGCGCAGGGATCAAGCCGCAATCCACCCATCCCGACCGTGCGGTGCGCGAACGGTTGCAGGTGCTTTGGTTGCGCTGGACCGATCACGCCGATCCCGGTGGGCTTGCCGACTTTTATGGGCTGCAAGCCATGGCCGTGCGGGCAATGGTTGAGGGTGGAGAGAGTTTCGCGCGGCTGCGTGTGGTGTCCGATGCCGCTGCCGTTCCCCTGCACATCGACCTTTTGGACCGGGACCAGGTGCCGCTGGACCTTCACCGCGATATTGGCGGCGGCGCACGCATCCGGGCGGGCATCGAATTCAACGGCGCTGGGCAGCGCACCGCCTATTGGGTATCGCGCGACCGGCCCGGCGATCCGCTGACCTCCCTGCGGCTGGAACCGCTGCGCTTGCCTGCCGCTGACTGTCTGCACCTGTTCAAGCCATTGGCGGCTGGCCAGTTGCGCGGGATCACGTGGCTTGCTCCGGTTTTGCTGCGGTTGCATGAGTTAGACCAGTTCGAGGATGCGGCACTGGTGAAGGCCAAGGTCGCGGCACTGTTTACTGGCTTTATCACCGATCCCGATGGCACGGCGGGCGGCCTGACCGGCACCAACACCGGCGGCGCGCTGACCGTGGGCATTGAGCCCGGCAGCCTGATCCCCCTGCCGCCCGGCACCGACATCCGCTTCTCGAACCCGACCGAGAACGACGCCTACGGCCCCTTCGTCAAAAACCACCTCCGCGCCGTGGCCGCTGGCATGGGCCTGCCATACGAGCTGGTCTCGGGCGATCTGGAGGGCGTCACCTATTCCTCGATCCGCGCTGGGCTGATCGAGTTTCGCCGCCGCGTCGAACAGTTGCAGCACAACGTGGTCGTGCACCTGTTCTGCCGCCCAGTCTGGGAACGCTTCGTACGGCTGGCCGTGCTGTCGGGCGATTTGCCTGCTCGCGATTTCGACCGCGATCCTGCCGCCTATCTCGCCTGCGAATGGCTGCCGCCCAAGTTCGATTACGTCGATCCAAAGAAGGACGTCGAGGCAGAGATCCTCGCTATCAATGCCGGGCTAAAAAGCCGCAGGCAGGCGATTTCCGAACGGGGCTACGACGCAGAACAGGTCGATGCCGAGATTGCCGCCGACAAGGCCCGCACCGATGCGCTGGGCCTGAGCTTCGGTGCACCGCCTGCAGCCAAGGAGGACATCCCCGATGAATGACACAGTCACCCTGCTGACCCGCCGCGCCGATCTGGCCCCTGCCAGCGCCGACCGCGACGCCCGCACTGTCGAGGTGATCTGGTCCACAGGTGCGCCCGTGCGCCGCCGGGACATGGCTGGCCAGTATGTGGAACGCCTCAGCCTTGCGCCGGAGGCCGTGGACCTGTCGCGTCTGCAGGGGGCCAGCGTGCTGGATGCGCATCGCCAATCCGCAGTCCGCGACGTTCTGGGCAGCGTGCAATCCGCAGCCGTCGATGGCCAGATTGGCACAGCGCTGATCCGGTTTTCGGCCCGGCCCGAAGTGGAACCGCTCTGGCAGGACGTGTTGTCAGGCATCTTACGTCACGTCTCGGTTGGCTATTCAGTCGAGGAATGGGCCGAGACTACCGAGAACGGCGCGCGGGTACTGACCGCCAGTCGCTGGACGCCACACGAGATTTCCCTTGTCCCCACCCCGGCTGACCCGGGTGCCCGCATCCGCATGGAGACCATCATGACTGACACCACCATCACGCCTGCACCGCCTGAGGCGCAGACCCGCGCCGCGATCAACACCGAGATCCGCTCCATTGCCCGCATCGCAGGGCTGGACCAAACATGGATCGACGGCCAGATAGATGCAGCCGTCGATGCCGATACCGCCCGCCGTGCCGCCTTCGAGGCGCTGGCGACCCGCAGCGCGCCGACGATCCGCGCCGAACAGGTTCGCGTCGAGATGGGTGACAGCCAGGACGACCCGGCCCTGCGCACCCGCCAGATGGGCGAAGCACTCTATGCCCGGATCAACCCACGTCACGAGCTTTCCGAACCGGCCCGCCGCTATGCATACGCCACGCCAGTGGACATGGCCAAGGAACTGCTGACTCTGCGTGGCGAGTCCACCATGGCGCTATCGCCCGCGACGCTCGTCACCCGGGCGCTGCACACCACCTCGGACTTCCCCATCATCCTCGGCAACACGGTTGGCCGCGTTCTACGCGATGCCTATCAGGCTGCACCCTCGGGCATCCGCCGTCTTGGCCGCCAAACCTCGGCGCGGGATTTCCGGTCGGTGAACAAGATCATGTTGGGCGAGGCCCCACTGCTGGAAAAGCTGAACGAGCACGGTGAGATCAAGGCCGGGACCATGGCCGAGGCCCGCGAAGCCTACAAGATCGAGACTTGGGCCAAGAAAATCGGCATTACCCGTCAGGTGCTGGTGAACGACGACCTCGGCGCGTTCTCCGATCTCGCTCGCCGTATGGGCCAGGGGGCGGCAGAAACCGAGTCGCGGATCCTCGTGACCCTCTTGGAGACGAACAGCGGCAACGGCCCGACCCTCTCGGACACCAAGGCGCTATTCCATGTCGATCACGGCAACAAGGCGGCCAGCGGCGCGGTGATCTCCGATGCCACTCTGTCCGCTGCCCGGCTGGCGCTGCGAACACAAAAAGGCAGCGATGGACGCATCATCAGGGTCACGCCGAAGAACCTGCTGGTGCCGCCCGCGCTGGAGACCGTGGCCGAGAAGTGGCTGGCAACCATCGCGCCCGCCACCGCCGCCGATGTGAACCCCTTCTCGGGTGCCATGTCGCTGGAGGTGGAACCGCGTCTGTCCAGCGCCACCCGCTGGTATGTCACCGCCGACCCGGGCGAGATCGACGGCCTCGAGTTTGCATACCTGTCGGGCAACGAAGGGCCTCAGGTCGAAAGCCGGTCTGGGTGGGACGTGGACGGTGTGGAGATCCGGGTGATCCTGGACTTCGGCGCAGGGTTCATCGACCACCGCGGCTGGTTCCAGAACGCAGGCGCATAATGGCCGACCTCGCCCAACTCACCGCCTGGCGCGATGCCCTGATGGCCGCCCGCTATCAGGGCGTCCGAACCGTCGAATATGACGGCAAGCGGGTCACCTACGCGACCGATACAGAAATGGCGGCCGCGCTGGGCGACCTCAACCGCCAGATCACCGGCACCACGGCGCGCATCGCCGTGGTCCGCATCCAATCCTCGAAAGGGCTTTGACCATGAAGAACCATATTCAGAAGGGCGACATCATCACCGTACCCGCGCCCCCAGGCGGCATCGCCTCTGGCGAGGGCACGATCATCGGCAACATCTTCGGCATCGCCGCCTATGCAGCCGCCGTGGGCGAACCGGTCGAACTGGCCACCACCGGCGTCTATCAACTGCCAAAAGCCACCACGGCCGTTCTGACGCTCGGCGCACGCGTGGCGTGGGACAACACGGCCAAGAACATCAACGTGCCGGGCACTGGGCGTTTCGTGGTGGGCATCGCGACCGAAGCCGCGGGGAACGGCATCACCAGCGTGGCGGTCCGGCTGGATGGCGTGGGGACCGTAGCTGCGTAAGTATCAGACCTCGTGCCCACCCTCGCGGAACGCCATGTCGGTGATTTCACGTAGACGGGCGCGGTAGTGGTCCAGCGTGCCGACATGGCCCCAGTTCACTTCCTCGGGGTTGCAACCGAAGTGGTCGGCGCTGTGTGCCACCAGCCGCGCCAGCATGGCGTCGATCTCGGTCTTGGCGGCGATGAAGGCGTCCAGCGCGGCGTCGTTGGTTTTGGGCATGTCTGTCCCCGAATTGGTTTCGAGGACATGACGGCTCCGACAAAGAGAAAAGGCAAGGCAGATCAGCGAGTTCAGTCAGCGGGCGTGAATACGACTCCGCGATCAGGGAACGCATCGCGCAGATTGGTCATGGCTTCCAGCCAGTCGGTGCCGCCCCATTGACTGGAGAAGGTATAGGTGCGCCCGCCGACGCGTAGCAATTCATCGTCTCCACAGAACCACCGGATAGGATCGAAGCGTTTGCCCAACTCGGCACGGGACGCTGTGACCAATGGAACGAAGTCGGCATGCCCTACTTCACCATCAACCGACCGAAAGGCCCGGCCCGCTCGCGGCCCGCAATGTTCAGCCACAGTTTCGGGCGCGATGCCACTTTCCACAAGGTATCGGAACGTTCGCAGGATGGCCCATCGCTTGGACTCACGCGGGAAGTCCTCCTGACCGAGCCTCAGATCATACTTGGTGTAGTCGGCTCCGCTGGTCCGCGCCTCACGTTCCTTGCGAACCTTTTCGCGCACGCGCACCTGGTATTCGGCGGCCTCAGGAGGCGGGATGATCTGCTGGACATCGACCAAAACCCGGCCGGACAAGTTGTAAGGCTGCAAGCGCACGCAGCGGATGTCGAGATCGCGCTGGTTGAGCCACAGAACAGCCGTTGTAAGTTCCAGCGAGAATTCGGCCGAGGCTAGGACGATCTTCACCTCCTGCGCAAACTGGTCGTGGTCAGGTTCATCCCACCCGAGGAAGGCCAAAAGCTCGGCCCGGGCATCGGCATCGTCACGCTCGATCTGGCGGAGATACCGGTCAAACCCATCGACCGCCTGGTCGAAAGTCATGGTCGAGACCATGGCCGCATAGCGGATGGCCTGCAGTTCCATGTGACCACCGTCTTCGGTGCGCTTCAATTCGATGACCACCAGATTGGCACCACGGTCAATCCCGAGCAGGTCGATGCGACGGCGCGACTCGTCCCACTCGCCATACTCTTCAGCGATCACTAACGTGTCGGGCGCGATGACCTCGATGTTTTCACGCAGCAGGCGCTGCAGATCACGACGCTCATGCAACTGCATGGCGCCGAAGGTGGTCTTGATCAGGGGCTGGATGCGATCTGGCGCAAATTCGTAAATGGGCATGAAGGGCACAACCTATGGAACGTCTCGGTTAGTCTGTCAGACCAGATATACTCCGAGTCCTGCGGAAGCCGGATTTGATGACTTGACGGCTGGGTTGAGATCGATTCAGTTATGCCCATGATCCGCCCCGGCTTTCTTTCCTTAGCAGAGCGCCTCGAGCTCGAGGCT